AGCGTTCAAATCTTTAACAACATTATTTCGTAAGGTTTCATCATTTTTGACTAAAGTATAAGCCATATCGTCAAGAGCGCTGTTCTTTACTGTGGTATTTATTTTATTGGCGGTATATGGAGTGAGTTCAAACAATCCAGATAATCCAGCAGTCATTAACCCGGACATCACCGCTTCCTGGGTAGATGCTCCGCCTACTTTCTCAATACCCGCGGCGCCAGTTCCCCTTGAACCAGCCCGCGCCATGATCGATAATACCGGACCTCCCAAAGTTAATCCCTGGGTATAATACCAAAGCGGAGCGTATGCCGCGGATTTAAGCGTGGATTTTATTATCCTATCCCTTGAACCCTCTTTATCCATTAAATTTCCTTGGGTTTTTTCAATACCCGCTTGTCCAAGCGCGCCAAGGCCGGAAAAAGCGAACAATTGACCCATTAAAGTTTCCGGAGCGGCCGCAACTGCTAAAGCTATCGGACCGATCCCACCGTAAGCTTTTCCCACAGCTGAAGCGATCGGGTGATCTTTCTCCGACTGTTTGATCTCTTCCGGAGAATATGTGCTGCCAAACGGTTCGACTCCTCCCAACCTGGTAAAAAATCCGGCGGTTCCTTTTACATACGGAACAGTAAACGATTCAAAAGCGGACATCTTTTCCGGGTCTTTTAACAATTCTTCGTGAGGATACTCTTTCCCCTCCGCGATCTGCTTATTCATCTGGCCCTGAACATACTTATCATAATCAGTAAACTTCATCTTCAACTGGCCGACCAACGCTTTCTTCTGATCAAGGAACGCTTCCCGCTGCGCTTCCTCTTCCGGACCCTGCGCCGGATGTTCTTTCATATAACGCTGGGTCTGTTCAACCGTCCATGTCTGAGGATCGGTATTGGTATAATAATCCGGATGACCGGGCAACTTAAACTCATCCGGCATACGGTACTGGTTATGTTCAGGTTTGAATTGAGGAAGAGGCGCTTGACCCACCTTTACCGCTCGGAAATAAGCGCGGTAATCATAGAAGTGCCGGGGATCATCCGGGTTTGGATCTAACTTATTACGCTTAGCGATATCAGCATAAAAAGACTGGAATTCTTGTTCTTCCTGAGCGGCTTTTAACCGGTCAAATTTACCCTGTTCGATCTGCCGCTTCTCTTCATTCAACGCAGCTTCAACTTCAAGCTCAGGCGCCGGTTGAATATCTACTTTTACCGGTTCCGGAACAAACCCTAATTCGGTATCCTGTGGCTGCAGTTGTACCTCTTCAACAAACCCTAAATCCTCATTTTTTGCCATTATGCCCTCTTTTAAGCCAAAAACGCCCCATGGCTGATTTCGGGGTATCTACCTACGCACCCCAGAAAACAATCGATTCCGCAAGCATAAACCTGACCAAACCTATGAGCTAAAACCCTCATTTTTATCTTTTGCCATCTACTTAATGTCTTATATACTTTTATGGGGTTTAATAAGAATGATAAAGTAGTCGTAGTAGTAGTATCTGTGTATAACTTGTGTATAAACCTGTTAATATCTATCATAAATTAATCATATATATTAACTTATATCCTGTGTATAACTTGTTAATAACCTGTATAAAACTTGGGGATATCATCTTAATAACCTCGGTAGTTATGCACAGGCTTATAGTTTTTTAAATCCGGCGGCCAATGCCGCGGGCAATTTTGACTTTAGGATAGTTCCTACCCGGCCATCCGGGTGCTGGACTTTAACCTTTTCCTCGTTATTGTCCGGGGTTAGGATATCACTAAGAGCATCGCCACTTCCACTTTTGGCCTGTTTCTTAATTACCTCATCGTATATTTTCTGCTCTCCCGGGGTAAGATCAGTTCCGTTGGCAATCTTTTCTAATATCTTCTCATTCATTCGCTGTTGATTCGGGGTTTTATTTAATTTTATCTTCGCCGCCTGCGCTTTTGTTAAATCAGTTTTTGCTTTAAGCGACTCATCGAGAAGTTCCTGGTTCTTTACTGCTGGCTGTTTATGCTTAATTGTTTCATCGTAAACTTTCTGTTCCCCGGAAGATAGCGCTATTCCTTTTGACATTTTATTAAGGATCCGTTCAGTGGGTGATTTTATCGAAGAGAAATCCTCATTATCTCCCGGAGCTTTCATCTCGTTTTTAATCACCGATTCATACGCGCTTTTTGCGTCATACCCAGAATCGCGAAGAGTTTTATACATATCCATCTTCTTCTTCACGGTTTCCATCTTCTTCTGGGTTTCCGCCTCGACTTTAAGTTTCTGCTGGTTTAATACCCGGATAACTCTTCCTAAGGTACTTATATCATAATTCCCAGGCTCACCACCTTCTTCAGCTACGGTTTTCGGCTGCACTCCCGCAGGAACCGCACCCATTGCCGCTAATATTCTGGTCGAATCTGACATTGTTCCTCCAGTTTAAGAAAATAAGCTTAAAAGTTGGTTGCCAATACCGGAAGTTCCGGATACTCCATTCCAATTCAAACCTGAAAGAAGTTTCATAAGATCGCTCGAGGTAGTGCTGGTTTGTGTCTGTGGCATAGTCCAGTTATTGATACCATACTGAGAGTTGGTACCGTATAACGATTGCGCCGCGCTGATCGGCTGCGCCGCTTCAGTCCTCTGGTTTTTCCACGCGCTATACTGGCGTTCCAAATCTTCTTGTTCTAAAACCCGGGATAATGAACCTAAGCTTTGTGAAGCGGATACCTTAGATAGCGGAGCGGTTACATTCTCGTATTGGTCCATACTCTGAGCGGTAGTTGCCGCGCCTAACATATTCTGCCGTTCGTTCTGGATATAATTACCGATGATCGTATTAAGATTATTCAGGTTACGGCTGGTAAGATCCTTTTCTTCTCCTATGGCCGCGGTAGAATAATAATTTCCCCGGGCCCCGGATCCGATCCTGGATGTATTTATCGCGTCAGCCAGGTCCTGGTTACTCATCTGTTTCATAGCCTTGATATATGGCGAGGTATTCGGGTCCATATACTTCCCGGCCAGAGTATCCGCGATCTGAGTTTTTCCCGCGTTAAACAGTGATCCTACATTACTGCTGGAAAGGTAATTATTCAAAATATCTAATCCAGTAGCTTCCTGTCCGGTCATGCCAGCGGAAAGTTTTCCGGTATACGCTTCACCAGGAACATAATTATTCATATATTTCTGGATCCATTCGGATAACTGTTTACCTGTAGCCGACTGCCAATCCGGCATCGAACTTTCCAGAGAAACAGTTTCGCCGCCGCTTGTACCTCCCAATAAACTACTGGCTATATTCGCCACCGCCGGAATCGCTGACCATAAACTCATATTTCCTCCTTAGTTAAAATATCAGTATAGTTATCGCGGCATTAGCCGAGCTGCATTTAAGATATATATTTGTATCAGTCCAAGCGGTTCCAGAATCATAAACGATCCCGGCATTGTTTATTTTCAGAATAAGGTATCCCGTAGGCACTCGTTTAAGCGTATGGGCTATCGTATTCTCGGAATCCGCCAATCCCGAATCGGATATGGTCTTTATCTGGGAATCAAAGTTATCCGTGAACTTTATCCCTTTATTGATCACTTGCGCGATCTCTTGAGAATAGGACAATAATTCCTTCTCCAGTCCTTTCTCAAACGCGTTCTTTTCATCCGGTGTTTCTGTTTTTATTCTTACTCTTACTTGAGCCATAAGATCACACTGGCCCGGCCAGCTCCGTTTAAAGTTTCAACAATAGTATCTTTTACTTTTTTGCAATTAAGAATATACTCGAGAGATCCGTTCATAATAATATACAGAACAAACCGGATATAATGTCCAGTAATTACTGCGGGGAATATCCCGATCGCAAACGCGGTTATCACTCCGTATATCATTCTAATTTTAGATCCTTCCTGATCATGAGTAATACTGGCCAACCAAGACGGTTTATCGTCGTGTTCCGGATCCCATGCTCCGTAACCCATACGGATAATGCTAGCTACAATAAACTCTACCGGGAATATCCACCATATCCGTAAATTTACTAGGTACCATAAAGCCAGAAGAAGAGGGATCAGAACATCCCTGTACCCGCTCCATTTGGCTTTATCCCAACCACCTAGCCTCCACAGGACAGCGCAGGTAATTATATATATTGCCGGAATCCAATTCATTTTTTCTTCACCTCTACGGATTTATCTTTGCCGTAATACTTTATTATTTTCATATTTGCGCATCCCCCGAACCCTGGGTTCAACTGTTCCTGATGATAATCACTGCATAACTGTCCAGCTGTCTGCTGAGGGCTATTGGCAGTAGTCGGTCGGGTAACCCATTTCCATCCGGCGTTTACTGCTATACAGATAACAACCGCCCAAATGATTTTTCCTAAATACTCGCCGAACGGTTTATTCCCTAGAGGAAGCCATCCTCCAATTAACCTCAGCAGCCATCCCCATCCAGTCTTTAGTATTGCCAATATTGCTATCCACATTTTTAGCCTCCTCTTTTTGTGTTTTTTGTAAATGAATTTTATCCAACCGTTCGACTTTTTCGATATATCTTCCAGTCCATAATAACGCCAAAACTATCGCTACAACAGTAGCGAGAACCCCCTTAGTAACTATCCTGGCGGTATCTTTAGTTGAGGTATCTATTTTTTTGAATATATTATTTATCAATTCCCGATTCTCCTGGGCTGTTTTAAACAAACCTTGTATTTTTTCATCATGGCGGATAACCGTATCTCGATACTCTCCTGAATCTTTTAAATGCTGATCAGTTAATTCAAACTTTGTTTTACATTCTGGAAGCATAACTGGATGTTCGCTCATGATCAGCTCCTGTTTTGTTCCTTAGAGAGGTAATAAGGATAAAACGCTTTGATGTAAAATACCTCACCCGTTTCCGCGTTCCTAGCCCTGAATCTTATTTCAGAAGATACAATATCGAAATAGAATTTATAATGAACCGCTTTTTCAGTAAGTTCAGCGTATGCCTGAGAGGATGTATAAGGAATATTCGTCCAATCATCTCCGCCGTTTACCGAGTAATCAATATACAGTTTAGCCGACGATGATCCCCTAGCCCAGAAATCTATCTGTAACCATCTGGTCTTTTTTTCCAGCGATTCTCCGATAAAATCTTTGGTTTCAAAAACCCCCTCAACCGGAAGTCCTTCATCATCGGCTTTTGTATAATCGAGTTTAGAACAATATCCACTTACCTTACCTAAGATTATCTCTTCCCAGTTGGCAATAGAATCTCCGGAATCCCAGACATCTAAGGCTTCATTCCAAGACCCTGGAGTATCGTCATTCCACGCTTCACTGGCTACTTTTCCCCAACGCATCGCCGCGGATAATTCCGCGCAAGTATCGTAATACCAAAATCCTAACCGGTAATTATATTTCCATATTTCAGTAGGCCATGATCCTCCGGATACAGGAATAAAGAACCACACTTCACTAAGTTCCTGTACATGCAGCGCGAATGACCGGTTTATCCTATTCGGGTCGATCCTGCGGAACACTTCATCCCGTACCGCCGCGCCTATTGATGTCGGCCGTATTCCTTCCCAAGTATGAAAATCATTGAACGACATAAAATAATGCTGACCATCGGCATCAATTACCGCACGGGAAGCCGCTAATCCTATCCCAGTCCTGGCGCAGGATTTCTGGAATACATCCGAAGAGCTTACTTTATTCAATAACCAGATTGAGTCTTTTTTATATACCGCGGCGTATTCATTAAGCTTCAATATATTCTGAATAACCGATGGTTCATCACCTAGGTCTAAAGAACCCGCCGCTCCTGAAGACCAGTTTTCACAGTTTCCGGTATCTGACCAGGATACTCGCCAAGGTTTTATGCTTATTCCGTCGTTGGTATAAGCTAAAAGCAGGTATGGCGATAAATACGCGGCATATTTGGCTTTAGGAGGATTTCCTCCCAATGCCGCGGTATTTCCCGATCCAATCCATTTTCTGATCACATTAATCCAGTTGGTTACGGCTAATATTTGTTCTTCTGTTACCATAGCCATATTTATTTGATCATCATCTCCACCACCAAGATCAGAAGAACTGATCGATTCCCAAGCTAAAGTTGAGGTGTTATACTTTTCGATCTTAGTCTTTGAAGCCCGGATCGCGTACTTTATTCCAGTATTCCCCTCAAATATTCCAAAACCCATTATTTGACCACCGGAAATAGCCTCACCAACCAAAACCTTTCCCGGCCGTTTCCTGAGTTCTCCGCGGTAATAATACATATTCTTGGAGAAACTATTTTGATCAGCGATAAAAGTAGAAGGTACGCTGTAATCAATACCTTTCGCCGGCAGTATTATCCCTTTTCTAAGTAATGGCATTTATCCTCCTTATGCCGTTCTGCGCCAGATATACGCCGTTATATACGGCTGTAAGTTATTATGTGCCCCATCACCACCTATTGAACTAGTCGCAACATCACCAGCCGCGGCACCTTCTGGTCCTCTAGAA